ATTTAATATTATATAATAGTAATACTAAATGTAAATTTATAAATTTTATAATAATATGTTCTACATGGAACATTAAAAAAGGGGATGCTACGCATACCCCTTTCCTATTTTATTCCAATTATTTATTAGATATTTTCGAATGAAGCTCCTGTTGGAGTAATTACGAATTCCAAATCTATAAACTCCAAAGAACGAGTTGGTTTTACATAAATTTTACCTCTAAGTGTATTTGCATCAATGTCCTCTGGGGAATTTGATACGCTTACGCGGAAGTCATATAAACCTCTTTCTTTCTTGATTGCTTCTAGTATTGGATTAACCAATCTTAGGAATTCTTGTCTTACTTGATCATCATTTTGCTCAAATAACAATCTTACAGCAACAGCAGAGATTAGCTTTCTAGCTCTTAATAATAATCTTCTTACGTTGATTCTATCCAAAGCAGATTCTCTAACTTGTAATGTTTTGTTACCCCAAATAATAGTACCTGTATCTGAGAAAGTAGCGATTGGATTAACTCTATTTTTGTATAAAGAATCTCTTTCGTCCAATGTTAATTTCTTAGCAGCTTTAATTGAATTAACAATACCTCTATTGTAACCAGCAACCGCAAACCAAGGATAAGATACATTATCTGTTAAAGCGATGTTTCTTACTACTTCACCTGTTGGTGGAATATAGATCTGTGTTGCGTTATCTACGTCTCTAACTTGAATCCAAGGCCAGAATGTAGCTGAATAGTTACTATCATAACCTAATGTGTCCAAATTATCTGCGATATCGTCAGCAGCAGTTGGTCCTGAAAAATCAGTAGGTCCTGGTGCATTCATTATATAAATTGAATCCGCTCTTTCGTTCTCAATAACATCAATTGCTTGTGAAGAAAGTGAATTGTGGTTGTACCAGTCAATACCAGGAGTTGCGAATACGTTAATATCTACCGCCTCTGGATTTGCATATGTTTCAATACCTTTTAAGTAAGCGTAGTAATCTGAGTTTCCAACAGTATCACTAAACACACCACCAGTTGTACCTGATACATATGTTGATTTTCCATATATGTATGCATCTCCGTAAGTTCTTACGTTTCTATATACATCCCAACCGTCATAACCACCAGCAACCGCTAATGTAAATTTACGATAGTTGATATTTTTCAATTTGTTTTGACCATCAGACACCTCGGTTAAACCTTCTAAGTCATATTGTGTTGTTTCGTATAACACATTACCTGTTGATCCTGTAATTGTCGCAGCATTTACTGATAAGTGAAAACCTTTTGTTGCACCAGCAGATGATTTTCCTTTAAAGTCAAATAAATCCGCATCGTAATTAAAGTTTGTTTGGGTTGATAAACCTAAACTTACTTTTTTAACCTTATCTCCATTAGAATAAACCGGAGAACCAGTTGCGCCGCTATACATTACATCACCCGCATCAAAATACTTAGTTTTATAAACCACACCACCAGCAGTTTTACCACTGAAATCATTGTTCAAGGTAAATCCTTTGAAACCTGCCGGGTATGCATTTGAAGGTGCATTTGTTGCCATGTTCAACATGATATATTTTGAGTTCAAGAAATACTCACCATCTGATGTACCAACCTTTTTAGCCACATATCCTGAAACATCTGGGTTCATAGAACATCTAGAATATTTTTCAAGAACAACCATGTTGTCATCAGTGTCGTTAAAATCACGAACAACCATATCAAATTCACCGGTGTCGGCATTGATATTCATGAAAGTAACCTTAATTAATTTATTCGCAGCCTCACCATCAGAAATAGTTATGATGTCAAATAAATCATCAACCTTACCACCTCTTACCTCTGAAACCACAGTTGGTGACATTGGAGTGTCCCACTCTTTCATGAAGTTATCGTCTTCATAATTTGTTGAAACTGATAATGTTAGACCGCTAATTAAGCGTTGCGCAAATAAATTTTGTATTAAATTAGGATAAGCCTCATGAACATATAAAGGAACACTAGCCTTATCTTTATCGAAATTATTTGTACCTAATACCTTAGTGATGTATTTTGCACTAGCCTTATCAAAATTACATGAGAATGTAAATGTGTCAGCATCATCATTTTTTACTGTCAAAGTAAAATCTGCTAATGGATTTACTGTTACGCCAGTTCCTGACATTGTAACACCTGTTAATGAAGTAACTTCATGAACTAATGTTTGTTGATTATAATGTCCTCTTGATCTCAATAAACCTACAACGATTCCGTTATACGCTGCGTTTGAGCTAGCTGTTTTAATTCCGTAAGTTATGTTAGCTTTGTAGCCAGTCAAACCTAAGATTCTAGTTACGAATAATTGATTTGATTCTTGTAAATAAGATTTTGCTACATAAGGTAATTCAAATTTTGGATTGTCATTACCGTCTTTTTCTGAAGATGTCGTACCAAAATATGTTTTGAATTCGTCAAAGTTAGTGATTAAAATTGGTTCAAAAGCGGGTCCTTTTAAAGTTTCACCCACCAAGCCAAGCGTTGTAACACCTACACTTTGTGCTACGAACGTTAAATCCACCTCTGAAGTATAAACACCTGGAGATACGAATACTCTGTTGTTAGTTGCCATTGATTAATGTTTGGTTAAATTTTTTATTAGTTATTCTATAAATATCTTTGTTTTATTCAAAGATTTCCCAAGTTTTTCGAAAAAGGATACTTATTTATCTAATAATATCTTTTAATATATATGAAATCAGAATTAGGTAAGAAAAACGTTAAAATAAGCGAAAAACATCACGATATGCTCAAAACATATTGTGACAAAAATGGGTTAAAAATGTATAAACTTTTGGAAAAATGGATTGATACTAATTGCAAACCCAAGAAAGATATCTATGGAGACGATTAGTGTAAATAACTTATACTAATCCTAGATCCGATCACTGGCGGGTAATTATATTTTATTTGCATATGTCCTGTTATGTCATATCCATCACCCTCTCTTTCAGCTAATCCATTTGTCTCAACAGTTATTAGACTATTAATTGATTGGGTTAAATTGAAAAAAGTAGAACCAGTATAAATAAATTCTTCTTTGGAAAACTGAACCAGCTTACCGACATTATCCAAGATAACACTATTAATTCCTTTATAATATTGGATTGTAATAACAGAATTAGGTAATGGAGGGTCTATCAAATCTATTGTACTGGTATAATCTTTAAAACTATAATTTTCATCTCTGATTTGCGCAAGCCCATTAACAGAAACAGCAAAAAGGGTTCCAATATTAGTCCCAACACTAAACCTCGATTTTGTTCCGTCTGTAACAAATGTTGTGGTCGTAACATCAACAGCTCTTTTTAAGCTTTGACCTGTTGAATTATTGTCTTTAATAAATTCGTACATCTTATTTTATATTAATACAAATAACCAATTGAGATATTTGAATTGATTGCTGCCGCGCCAGTTAAAACTATTCCGGTATTATCCGTTAAAACAATAAAACCAATGTTTTCTTGTTCCGCAAGACCGTTTATTTCAACTGAGACCACACTGTTTATTGGTTGTGTCACATAAAATATTGGCATACCGCTATCATCCAAAGGCTCTGTACCGGTATATTGAAATTCTTCTCTTATAAAATTGAATACTCTACCGGTAGAACCAACCAATTGACTACTTTTACTTTTATAATAAACAATTGTTACATTATCCCCATCTTGTGGGATATATGGATCAATAAATTCTATTTTAGATGTGTAGGCGTTATGTAAATAATTTACATCTTTTGTTTGTAATTGACCATTAATATAGACACCAAACAAAGTACCAATACTCTCACCAACATTGAATACACTTTGTTCTCCGTCCGCAAAAATGCTTGTTGTTTGAACTAGGCTGTCTTTACTTACGCTTTTAGCTCTACCGTATTTTGGGTTATCTTTGATAAATTCGACCATTGTGAATAACCTACTAACCGCAGGTTTTACCTGGAACTCATCACTATCCATCAAATAACCAACCAATGTAAAATTGTAATTCTGTAAATAGAATCTTCTCCCATCAATTGTGCTAACTGGGCTAGCATCATCAATATTCTCTAAAACAATAGGAATGTAGTGTCCTTTTATGTTGGTATAATCTTGTCTTGACGCAAAATGAGTCATTACCCTTTTATTAAACTTATTTAAATCTCTAAATTTTGAACATACAATAGAAACCGTGTAACTAATATCGACAGGTACTGGCTGTGGAATGGTATAAATGTCCGCACCCAATTCATTTCCGTTCCATGTAGGTACAGATGCATAAAACAATTGAGCTCTATCTGGAATTGTACGTTGCGCACCCGCGTGCGTACCAAACTGAACTTCTGGTTTTCTTATAATTGCAATGAATGGTAATGTGATGTTGTTGTCCTCATCGGTGAATGTCCAGTTATTGGTGTATTCACCCCACCTTTGAATTGTTAATAATTTTTCAATGATTGGTATTTCTTTACCATCAGTAGTAACCTTAAAATTCTTAATAACATAATCTAAAAATCCTTTATCTAGATCGTCGTGTAGTATTGAATCAGGTAAGTTTGTGTCAGACTTTGTGATCATGTCTAACAACTCCTGTCTTCTTTTAGTAAGTTCTGTCCCCTTCCAAACATCAATGTTTGTTTTTCTTTTAGGTATTCCCATATTATACGCCTCTAAATGTTGTGTCTTGTGCAGGAGCACATCTTACTGTTCTGTAATACGGCTTAAAACCGAACATGTTGTGTTTATTATCAGAAATAACTCTACCGTCATCATATACCGTGTAAAATCTAGTTCTTGTTTCTGATTCTGGATATCCTATGAAATCACCATAAGTAATATCAATACCCATTTCATCTAAATGTTTCTTATAAATTGATATTGTCAAATTACCGGGTTCGTTATATCTAACCAAACCATCTTTGTATGTATTGTTTTTAGGTTCTTCAATTTTAACTAAACCAAAAAACTCAATCGGTGGGAAATACTTTATTTCATCCATGCCAACCTCAGCATATACATCATCAATATCTGTTTTAGTTCTATCAACTC